TTTGTAGAGACGCAATATTTTGCGTCTCTACGGCGTCTCTACATCAACGCCAAATCGCGCCGTGCGCTGGCGAGTTTCGAGCGGCTGGGTTTCGCTGACCGGATCATATTTTCTAGCAGGGCATCGAAGGTGATGACGCCATCAATCATATTTTCAGCCTGCGCCGCTTCAGCGCCCAACATGCGGCCCTGGCCCATGCCTTTTTGTACGGTTGCGGCGTTAACACCGCGACCACGGGCGACGGCGGCTATAAATAGCGTGTAATACTCGTTTATACGCATTTCATAAGCGGTTTTGGCTTCTTCCGAGAGCGGTTCAAACGGGTTGCCCTCGGTTTTGTATTTTCCGGCGCTGATTAAGGTCGTTTCAATGCCGTCTTTTTCCAGCATCTTGCCCAGGTAGCGGTGCGCGCCATAAACGCCTATGCTGCCCGCTTCGCCGCCCGGTGTGCAGTATAATTCGCTGCATTGGGAGCCTAGCCAATACGTGGCGCTGGCCGCCATGCTGTTGACGATGCCAATGATAGGTTTTTGCGCCCTGGCCTGGTAGATTACGTCGGCGGCTTCGGAGGTGCCGAAAACGCTGCCGCCGGGTCCGTCTAAATCGAGCAAAATTTGTGCCACGCTTGAATTATTGGCCGCCGCTTTGACCGCGTTGGCGATTGAGGCGGTGGAGGTGCCGCCAGGGCCGCTGATATTTTGCGGGGGTCTTTGGGTCAGTACGCCGTAAACAGGAATAACGGCGATAGCGCCGGATTTTTGTCCTTGCGTTTGCCTGGCTGCCCGGATTTGTTTGTCGTCGTCGATTTTTTCCTGGATTTCAGCCGATACCGGGGCGTCAATTGCCCAGCGGGTCAAGACATCGGCCATTAATGCCAGGTAATCAGGCGTTAGCGCCCAGGGCGTTGAGGCAAATTGGGCTAATAACAACTGGCGTTTCATGGTTTTTCCTTTTCTTAAAAGACCCAAATGACCCATTACCAAGGCCGGTAAAGTTGGGCGCAAAAATAACAGCCTGGAAGGTGGAATTGGAATCCGCTTTCAAACTGACCGCCTCGCTCCAAGCGAAAGCTAACAGTTAGTGCGGGTCGAGTTTCACGGCCATCCTGAAACAAGCAACAACTCACGCTGCTACCTTCTCTGGTTGATATATGGCTCCACTCATGGCTAACCCAGCCATTTTTATATTTATGGCTGCATTCAAATCCCTATCAAGAGACAATCCGCAACCACATTCATAAACTCTTTCGCTCAATTTCATAGGCTTTATTTCGCCACAACTTGAGCACGTCTTGGTACTCGGAAACCAGCGACTAATTTTAACCACTTCTTTTCCGTACCATTGCGCCTTGTATTCAATCTGCCGGTTTAGCTCGAATATACCCACATCTGCAACCGCTTTTGATAACTTGCGATTCTTCAACATGCCGGATACATTCAAATCCTCAACACAGATAACATCATTTTCACTCACAAGTTTAGTCGTGAGCTTGTGCAAGAAATCCTTCCGAGAGTTGGTTATCGTCTCATGAATCCTCGCTACAACAATCCGTTGCTTCTTCCATCCGTTACTACCTTTCTTTTTCCTGCTTAAAACCCGTTGCGCCTTCTTGAGCCTACGCTGGTAATAATACGTATACTTCGGTGCGCCTGAGTGAAATCCATCACTGGTTACAACTACGTCCTTTATGCCGACATCAATACCGACAACCTTTCCAGTCATTGGCATTAAGCCCTGCTCAACCTCGCACATGAAACCGACAAAATACTTGCCACTGGCAGACTTGCTAACCGTAACCATCTTGGGTATTCCACCGGGTACTTGTGACCATTTCACTTTCAATTCGCCAAGTTTAGGCAACTTCAGCAACTCACCAGCACGAAAATTATTCAGTACAATCCGTTGATCCAGTTGATACCTGATACTTTGTGCATGGCTCTTTTTCTTGAACTTTGGGAACTTTGCCCGGCCCTTAAAAAAGTTATCGAACGCCTTATCCTGGTCAATCAGTTTTTGGTTCAACACACCGGCTGTTGCATCACACAACCACGGATATTCTGTTTTCTTGTACTGGGTAATATGTCGGCTCAAATCGTTTGAGTTCAGGCTAACATCCCAGTTTTTATAGGCATAATCCCTCTCAATCAATCCACGATTCCAGACAAACCGCGCACAACCGAACTCGATAGCCAGTTGTGCAGCTTGTGCTTTTGTTGGTTCAAACTTGAATTTATAGGCTTTCATGATTTTCATGTGTATAATATAGCACAGTAAAACACACATGCACAGTAAATTACACATGAAATCAAAAATAAAAACAGTCCGATTCCAGATTGTATTACCCGAATACCTGAAAATAGAGCTTGTTAAAGCCTCTGAAAATCTAGGTGTGTCTATGTCCGAATACATAAAAGATGCGCTTAAAGAAAAATTAAAGCAGAAAGCGGATGCCATTTAAATCGGCCCTCGCGTTCCGCGCTCCACTTCGTTACGCGACTCCACTGGGGGGTCGCGCTCATCCATGATCGCTTCCAATGGCGACGGTATGCGCCGGTTTATAGCGGTTAATCAGGCATTCGAGCAATTGATTGCCCCAGGCGGCCAACGCTTCATTCACGCCGCCGGATATTCTGAACCAGGCGACCGTCGTTGTCGGCGCATTGACCTGCCAGGCGAAATACCAATCAGGCCCATAAATGGAATCGGCTACCGTCATGCCGACGTTAAACGGATTGAATTCGGTGATGGTGATGCTAAAACCGGCTGCCAACGCTAAAGCGATAAAATAAGCCCGTGACTGGCCGCCGATACTGATCATCTGCGAGACCAGCGCATCATGGCGCTGCTGCACCGTTTGCTCAATGCCATACATGCACGCGGTCGGCAGGCCAAAGATGCGCTCATAATCGGTCAGCAATTCATACGTAACGCGCGGGTCCGCTTCCTCAATCAGCACATCAGCACGCGCCTGAACACGGGCAAATTCCTGCGCCCAGGCGTTAAGCTGCAACGTCAGCGTGGCGGCATCATCATCCGTTGACCAGGCAGGGCCCGGCGGCAACAACGCGGCTAATTGCCGGGCGTAATCATCCGCACTCAGGTCCATGTGATGGTTCCCATGACGCTAATAGCGCCGGTTACATTAGTTACATTGGCTGCGGGCGTCGTCAGAACGTGATCAAACTCATCGGTTGCAATACTGATAGCCTCGCGAATATGACTTAAATAAATCGTGCCTCCCGGTACGGCTTCCCGTTTTATCAAGTCGGTTAATTCCTGAGTAATGGCCGCTTTTACAGTCGTATTCGATGGAGATAAGGCGTTGATTGTAAAATTCAGCGGCACGGCAACGGGAGCCGCCACGGTAACGGCCGCTGTTACCGGCCGAAGCGGGTCAATGTAAGCGGCAACCACGGCGACATCGCCGGATAGAGGAATGCCATCCGAATAATTATCATCCATCATAAAGCGCACGGTCACCGCGCCAATGCCCAATTCCTGTGGATAAACCCAGGCACGCGTCACGCCAGGCACAGCTAGCGCCCAGGCTTCATAATCCGCCCGGTCGCCGCCTTGGGGCGGTTGTTTGATACGAAGCAACAGGCGATAACGCAAACTGTCATCGGTTTCAATATCGTTGCCGCCGGTCATTGCTCCAGCTAAAGCGCCTGAATTAACGCCGGAAACCGGCGCTTGTAGCGTAAAAGTCTGTCCGGTTAACCGGTTGCCTGCCAGACCTGGAATAACGGCGTTAACCGTTGCCCAGACGATTCCAGCGGAAATAGTTGCATCAGCAGCGGTCGCAAACAATTGGCCGTCGTATGCTGCCAACTGAGTGCCGGCCGTAATAACGATGCCGTTGGTTCCGGTAAACTTCACCTGTCCGGTGGCCACCGTCGCCTGTTTCCGAGTTATCCCCCAAATACTGGCCCAGCGTTCGAGCATATCACCGTCAGCCGTGTCGTAAATGAGTTGACGTGACAGCCAGTCCAGATAGCCGTACAGTCCGTGCGCCGTACCGGACATCGCGCGGGCGTATACTTCGCCGTCCGAACGCCTGAGTAGGTCAGGGTTTGGCAGGCGTGAGACAATATCATCGCGGGTGCGGTTGATAAGTTCAGGTAACAGCGGGCGGCTAAACGGCATTGAATATATCCCAAACGTTTGCAAAACGGACAGTGAGCGACGATTGATCGCCCCGTATTATTTTAATACCCAGGGCCAGCATAAATAAATCCTGCCGTTCAGACTGCACCTGAACAGATGCTGCAACGCCGTCATCGATGAGCCATTGCAAAGCTTCCTCGGCATATTCCTTGGCGCGTAAAACCGTTTCTGTGGTCAGTTTTGCACGGGACAGAAGCCATAAACGTGAGCCAATACGGTCGTTATCGATTTGCGGATAGGTGTCACCCCACCAACCGTATTTGTTGGTACTCGGAAGATCATCATCCGGATTAGCACGACGCCAGG